TTGAGTCCTTCGATGGGCTGGATGAGGTTAAGCGCCTCAGGTCCCGTAACAAGGAACTAAAAGAAAAACTTGCTAAGAAGTATCGTCATGTTTCTCAGCTCGAGAAGAGAATTTCTCAGTTGGAAGGTAAGGTATTGATTTCACAGTCGGGTGTTGTATCTGATGATCAACCTCCGCCTGGTTCGCTAGAGAGTGAAATGGTTCCCATGAGTAAAGAGCAAATTACTTCTTTTGCTGACCAGGATGCTGGATGGACTACAGAGAAAGTCGGTTATTATGAGCCAACCATGGACCTTGCAAACAATAGCGATAGTGAGCTAGGGAATTTCCTTAAGCGACCTATTCGTGAGTCTGCACAGACATGGATTGTTGGCCAACCTTTCTTCTATAAGTTCAATCCTTGGACTGCATTTTGTGAGAATGCTTTCGTGAGAGACAAGATCAAGAATTATGAGTTACTTCGAATGAAGCTGCACGTTAAAATGGTGATTTCGGGAACGAAATTTCACTATGGCCGTAGCTTGGTATCATATAATCCTTATACTGTTGGTGATGAAGTTACTGTTCACAGAAACTTTGTCACTCGGGATTTGATTCAAGCTTCGCAGAAGCCTCATTTTTTCTTGAATCCCACGAAGAATACTGGTGGAGAACTTTGTTTACCTTTCTTTTGGCCGAACAATTACCTCAGTATTCCAGATGCTGATTGGGAAGATATGGGAGAGATTGTTATCTCCTCATTTGGGAATCTCCTCCATGCAAATGGTGGAAATGATCCAGTTACCATTACTACCTACATCTGGGCTGAGGATATTGTTCTCACCATTCCCACTAGTTCTGATCCTCCACTCGTTTCACAGAGTGGTCGTCGTAGCAATAAAATGTCTTCGGCAGATCAAGCAAGTACAATTAATTCACAAGATGAATATGGGCAAGGAATTATTTCTAAGCCCGCTGCTGCAATTGCAAAGGCTGCAGGTCAGTTGTCGGCTTTACCTGTGATTGGTCCGTATATGACGGCCACTCAGATTGGAGCTAACGCTGCTAGCAGGGTTGCGCAGTTGTTCGGTTATTCACGACCAAACATTGTGACTGATATTCAGCAATTTAAACCATTACCTACTGGTAATTTGGCCAACACTGATGCTGCTGATGGTGCAATGAAATTGACTTTGGATAGTAAAGCAGAATTGTCTGTTGACTCTCGCACTGTTGGACTTGATGGAACTGATGAGATGGGAATTCTCGATTATTGTAAGAGAGAATCTTATTTGACTCAATTCTCTTGGGCACCAGATGCTGGTCCTGATGAGTTGTTGTGGAACACACGTGTGTTACCTATGCAACTTGATAATGTTCAGGGTGAGATTCATATGACGCCTTTGGCTCATATGGCTACCGCTTTTGAACGTTGGCAGGGATCAATAAAGTTTCGATTTCAAATCGTCAAAAGTGATTTTCACAAGGGTCGTATCTTAGCCAGGTGGGATCCGAATCAATTTACTTCCGTTGTTGACTACAATACCAACTATTCCCGTGTCATTGATATTGCGGAAACTGACGATTTTGAAATCGTGGTTGGTTGGGGTCAATCTGTTCCCTGGTTGGATTGTGGAGTCCCGTATGATGCGGGATCTAATTTCTCGGATAATTCAAGATTGCTTAATAATCCGGGTCAGGGGAATGGTATTTTGGAGCTCAAGGTTCTTAACGACCTCGTCTGCCCCAGTATTGATTCACCTATCAGTATTAATGTTTATGTGTCTGCTTGTGATGATTTCAAGCTCGCTGCTCCAAGGAATGTTAATTTTAATAATTGTCACTTGTGGCCTGAGCCTGTTGTTGC